GGGACGCCCGCGAGAGACTGCACCCATGCTGATCACATGGGTGAGGGTGATGGTGTAATTGGAAGCACAGCGCCGGGAAGGCGCTGGTGTCGGTTCGAACCCGGCTCATCCGCGCAGAGTTACGGTGAAGGTGAGGGCTAACTACCTGAGCCACCGGTCACCCCGGTCCTCTCTACCAGGAGGATTACCCGTAGCTAGGACGCCGTGACTGGCGGTACTCTCAGCAGGTGCGACGGGTTTGAGGCCCCGCCTGCGGCTGACAGGTCATCACTTCCCTCCCCCTAGGAGTCCTCGTGGAACTAGAGCACATGTCCTACAGTGCTCTGTCCCGCTACGAGGAATGCCCACGTAGCTTCTACCTCGGTCGGGTTCGCCAGGCCGAGGAGAAGCAGACGTGGTTCTTCCCACTCGGGACCGCAGTACACACCAGTGTTGAGAAGTTCGTCGAGACTGGTGACGTCCCTAAGTTCGAGGACGTGTTCTATCCGCTGGTCGAGAAGCAGATGAAGATCGATCCAGCGGACGTCAACTGGCTGGCAGGTGGAAGTCAGGATGATCCTATCATTCGTGACAAGGCTGTCGAGCTGGGCAAGCGTTGCGTAGACAACGCCATCAAGTTCCTCGATGACATCGAGGTTTGGCACGTGGAGTATGACGCCACGGGCATGATCGCTGGCTGTGAAGTCCCGGTCAAGGCGTTCATCGACATCGTTGGTGAACACAAGAAGCATGGTCCCACGATCGTGGACTGGAAGTCCGGGAAGCAGAAGCCGAAGAACAACCTACAGCTAGAGACCTACGCAGTCCTGCTGAACACTTCGACTCCCCTCTCCGGTAACGACCACCCGTTCACCGATCACGGTTCGATCAAGTTCGACGTCGGACTGTGGGCCATGGTCAATCCAGATGCACCAAATGCCAGGCCGGTCAAGGGTCTGAGCCAACTGGATGCGAGCGCTATCGGCGCTCGCTATCAGGCAGCATACGAGCGCGTCAAGGAGAAGAAGTGGCAGGCCAATGCTGGCTTTCACTGTCGCTTCTGCGTCCAGGCCCCCAACTGTCTGATCGAGTCGCCCGGCTCCCGTCGAGCGATGTACTACGACCGATCCGATGAGGATGGATTCCCGTTCTAATGGACATCACCTACCGGATTCCGTCGAAGAAGGTTCCCTACGGTTACCTGGAGTTCACCGTATCGGAGGGCGAGAGCCTTCCTGATCCGGTCACTCTGGCCGAGGACTACGCACAGTACATCAAGGACTACCAGGCTGCTGAGGTTCAGGCTTTCGAGAACCCCAGCGCTGGTCAGATCCAGCGTGCGAACTCGTGGTCCAAGCAGGCGGAGGACAAGGCTGTCGATGAGGCAGCCAAGATGCTCAGCGATGGACTCGGCGGTGCCGAGGAGATCGAGGAGGACGCCCCCGTCAAGCCGTGGGACAAGACGTCCGACGAAACCGAATCAACCAACGAGAAGCCCTGGGATCTTGACGATTCCGCATGGGACATGTGAAACAAGGAGACATATGAGCGACGTCGATGACATCCTCGGTGGTTCCAAGACCCCTCCGGGTCTGAAGTTCCCCACCCCTGGCACCAAGCACATCATCCTCATCACCGAGCAGCCCAAGTCGGTGCCGGTGCGTGAGTTCGTGAACGGCAAGCCGGGTGAGCGACTGTACTTCCAGTCGCAGAAGAAGGTTCGGGAGTCCGAGCTGAACCTGAACCTCCCCTACGACCCGATCCCGGCGATCCTCGTGATTGGCCAGACCAAGGGCGGTGACGCTGTCTCCCTCCGACTGGAGGGTGAGAAGCTGAAGGCCACCCGCAAGGCCGTCCGTGAGGGCGGCAAGCTGGTCGAGGGTTCCATGTTCGCCATGGAGTACACCGAGGACGACCCCGAGAGCAAGGGTCCGTTCCCCAAGAAGCTCTACGCGGCTCAGATCAAGAACCAGGAGTAGTCCTTGAAGACGCTCTTCCGGAGCGTCCGACGTGGACTGTCGGCTGGGGAGCCGCTTCCGGCTCCCTGGCCGGTCTTCGATCAGAAGAAGATCACGTTCCGACGCTCGTCCATTCAGATGATCGCCGGTCCTCCGGGTTCCATGAAGACGGTGATGATGCTCAACATCGTCAATCAGATGGGCCCTGACGTCCCTACCCTGTACCATTCCTCCGACTCCGACGACTTCACGATGGCAACCCGCGTCCTCTCCATGAAGACTGGGCTCACCACTGAAGAGTCGGAAGAGATCATCATGGCTGGTCAGCACGCACAGTCCGATGCTCTCCGCTCGTTCGGCCACGTCAAGTGGTCGTTCCATGCAGCACCCACGCTGGAGCACATGTGGCGTGAGGCTGAAGCGTTCCGAGAGGTGCATGGCGAGTTCCCGCACCACACCATCATCGACATCCTGATGGATGTCGACTACGAGGGAGCCGGTGAGCAGAACTACTGGGCTCTCATGGCCGAGCTGAAGGTGATGGCTCGTGATCAGCAGACAAGTCTGACGATCGTGCACCACACCTCAGAGGCTGCGAAGGGTGGCACTCCGCCTCCCCGGTCGGCCATTATGGGCAAGGCCAATCAGCTGCCGACCACGATCCTCACCCTCTGGGGCGATGCTCACAACGAGTCCATCGACGTGGCTGTAGTCAAGAACCGGTTCGGCCCCCAGGATGCCATGGCCAAGAAGTTCTTTCGCATGAAGGCACAGCCTGCGCTGTGCCACATCGAGGAGGATGACTCGGCTGAAGGTCTCCTGTTCCAGGACGGTCTGACCGTCGCGGAGAATCAGAAGGTGGACCTGTTCAATGACAAGTCAGAGTAGGAAGCATCGTGGCTACCGGTCGCAGAAGGTCTTCGCCGAGTACATTCGGCCGCTATTCCCTCATGCTGAACCTACAGGGGCAGGCCGTCAAGGTCGTGACATTCTCAGTACGCCTGGCGTCTGGTTCGAACTCAAGGCGCGAGCCGGGTTCAACCCCCTTGAAGCCCTCAAGCAGATGGAGCGTGAGTGTGAGGGAGATGACGTCCAAGTTGCCGTTCTCAGAATGAACGGCCAGGGCGAAGCCAACATCGGGCAGTGGGTCGTGTGCCTCCGGGTTGACGCACTGCTCTCCCTCCTCAAGGAGGCTGGCTATGGTTCGGAGGACAAGGAGTGAGGATCGTGAATGGCCGGTCTTTCCGATCGGTCCGATCCTCGTAGAGTATGGCGGCGATGATGTGATGGAGGACCGTGGGTGGTACGCCTACAAGTGTCCCTTCCATGGTGACCGAAGCGCTTCCGCTTCGGTCAACTCCATCCTCAACGTGTTCGTGTGTCACACATGCGACATGAAGGGCAACGCCACCCAGCTCATCATGAAGAAGGAGAACTGCTCCTATGGCGACGCTCTCCGTCGTGCAGAGGAAGTTGCTGGCAAGAGCACAGGAAACGTACGCCAGTCACCTGGAGGAGGCAGCCGCGTATCTGGAGGGTCGAGGAATCGATCTGGCAGCCGCGCGCTCCGCAGGACTTGGCGTAGTTCGTGATCCTCTGCCTGGTCAGGAACGTCTGGTAGGTCGACTGGCCATCCCGTACATGACGGGCGCTGGCTGTGTCAACATGAACTTCCGGTGCATCCAGCCGCACAAGTGCAAGGATGCTGGTCACGGGAAGTACCAGCACTGGCAGGGTCTCTCATCCAATCTGTACAACGTCCAGGCGCTGGACAGTGCGGGAACTGCCATTGCAGTAGCCGAGGGTGAGATCGACGCCCTCAGTTCCACGCTCGCAGGGATCCCATGTGTGGGGATCCCTGGGGCAACTAAGTGGGAAGATCACTGGAACCTGGTCTTTGAAGATTTCACTCGTGTGTACGTCTGGCAGGAAGGCGACGACGCCGGTAAGAAGTTTGCCGACCGTCTCGTCCAGGAAGTGAATGCCATCAGGGTTGAACTTCCTTCCGGCGAGGATGTAAACTCGATCTGGTCAGCCTCGGGAGCCGAGGCACTGAGAGCAAGGATCCGGCGATGAGCACCGTGTACCTCATCCTCAACGAGACCACGTTCATCGGCACCGACCAGGTGACGACCGAACCGGTCGAGGTGTACGACAACCTCCAGGGCGCAATGGACTGGCTGGCTGAGCTGGCCAGGGACCAGGGCGTCGAGGTTGAGGATGACGCCAACAGCGTCTACATCCCGCCTCAGATCGGGATGGAGACGGACGAGTACTACATCATCGAGATGGAGCTGAAGTCCTAATGGGCAAGCACCGCAGGACCGAGGACCTGAACAACAAGCCCTTCGACCCGAACGCCTCGCCGGAAACCAAGGCGAGGGAGTTCGACCAGCAGTACGGTCACAACCGTCGTGGTGCTGGTAGCACCACGCCTGCCCTCGACAGCTACCAGGAGAAGCAGGAGAAGAAGAAGTGAGCCACAACTGCACCAACCCGCCGCACTTCCCGCCGCACTGCGGATGTCCGGCAGGCTGACATGGCCAAGCGAC